CCGCATCGATCAGCCGCTTGTTCATGAAAACTTGCTCTCCTTGTGGAGTGATTGCAAACCCACTACCAGCAGGGGTCATGTACTCAACAAGTATCTGTTGGCGGCGGGTGGTGTTGATGTCAAAAACGTGGCTCATATGTTTCTCCTTGTTCATGCTTGTTCTTGTAGTAGTTCAACTGTTGTACGAGGCTCTCGATCCTCGGGTCTCGGTGGTTCTCCCACTCGATCTCATCGACCTGCTTCTGCAAGTCTTTAATGATGTCACTTATTAGTTCTAATCTTTTCATTTCTTGGTAGCCCATATCTATGTTTCACTTGCATCACCGCTTGGTGCGTTACGCCAAGGATGTCTGCGATCTCTCGCAAGGTCATTTCCTTTTCCAACATCCTGTTAATCATCTTGGCTTTGTCTGACAGGGCCTTGGGCCTTCCTCCTTTCAGTGCATTTTCCTGTGCTTGTTTAGGATCGCGGTACATCACATTCGGAGCTAACTTCGGGTTATCCTCCCTGTCCTTTTTATTCTGTGCGATCCATGCTTCTCGATATAGTTCCTCGTATGTCTCACGGTTCATATGTGGTAACCTTCCTCTCTTCTGTTGGATACAAATTTGGTTAAGTCGTCTTTGGCGTACCAGTATCTTTGCTGTGCCGATGGGGACGCGTCTTTCCTGTGCTGTGCCTCCATCCAAAAATCCACCTGCTGCTTTAAAAATTTATACTCTGCCTCTAGCGCGGGTGTAAGTTTGTCGCCCATGTTTAATCCTCCTTGGGTCTCAGTCTTGGTTTCAATATAAATGATACTTGATCTGACACATGACACTCCATCATCAGATCGTCATACAGTTCGTACAGTTGAGTATACAATGGATCCGCCAGGCCATCATCCATTGCTTCCTGGCAATGACGCTCCCGATCATACCAAACATACGACTTGGTCACCGTGTCTGGGTCCATGCTGTAACTGATAACTAACGCAGTGAAGTAGTAGATCATTCCGCCACTTCCCACACGCTCTCCTGCCCTGCGTCCCTTCCCGTATCGCGGATCGCACCCGCGTTGTGCAAGGCAGATAGGTTAGTCCGAACGATACTCAGCTTCAGACCCATGCGATCCGACAGTTGACGCGCGGTCCCCTGACCTCGGCGTAACTCAACAAGGATCTGTTCCTTACGCGTTAGCTTCTCGTTATCTGCTTTCTTTACTCTGATCTTATTCCATATCTTCTTGAACATTTGTCCACTCCTTCTTTGCTACCATAATTCTTTGGTTTCTATGGCTACGCCCTTTGCGCTTGCCAATGTAGTCAATCATACCACGATCATACATCTCTTTGTATCGTGCCGTAGTGCTAGAGTACGAATGCACATTGTATTGTGCCGCCATCTGATCTCGGACCTCGTCACTTATCATTCCCTCATCACCTGCCGATTGCAGTATGGTATAGATATACTTATGCAAAACGCTACGGCGTTGTTCTTCTGGCTCCGCCTCCATGCTCGTGTCCAAGCTATTCATTTTTAACCTCCTTCAGTGTTACTGGTTCACTATAGATATCGAGTATAGCGATACCTTCCTTCTCTGCACCTGTTAATGCACAGAACTCTTGACGCGCAGCTTGCGCAGCCTCGGCTGCGTTGGCTGCTTCAACCAACACCAACCGCTGCACCACGCCCTCGCATACTACTTCGTAGGTTTTCAATTCATCTTCCTCCGCTTTCGACGCGCTTCTCCACCATCATCGTCAAAGAAACCATCGTCAATCTTTTCTAGCATTTCTCGGGCTATGTCCCGAAGTTCCTCGTCCGTCTCGGCTAACTCCATCTTCTCTTCCCAGTGCGCCTTGACCTCCAACTCCTTGAGTAATTCACCCATCGCACCATAAATCTCCGATACGAATGTGTGTTGGAACTCGTACGAGTTACCCCGAAACTCAGAGTCAAACTCAAACTTGCACCAGATGAATGGACCGTTCTCTTCAGGCTTCGAAAGTGCAGTGTGGATTTTCATGGTTTCACGAAACTGTGTTTTCATATCTAGTACTCCTTGTTTCTAGCTTCATAATTCTACAGATAGTCTCAACCCCACCAAATATTATTTACGTGGCCTCCCTCTTTTCTTTGGTGGATCGATGGGCGGTAGGTCCGCGACCAACGCATCTGGGTTGTTACGTTTCCATCGAGCATTGACCCCGATGTTGTGGTTCAGTTCGCTCAAGAAATCTTCAGGCGTTTCGTCGCCGTCAACAATCTCCTGCAAACGATCCGCCACATAGAAAATACAAATCCTATCGTCTATCATACTGGTTCCTTCTTTGGTAAATGGTAACTCTTCTTCACCCCAAACGCAGGATGCCCCGCTTCGTAACCATGGATGTACTGCTCCCAACGTCCACGGCTCTCGCTCCAACGAGTATTCTTCCAACCCTTTTCGCCTACGCGCCAATGACCACGGCGGAAGTGCAAAGGTAATCGCGCACCGTTGCCTTCTTCATGGTCCTTAGCCTTGACCGCCTTGTCCACGTTCCATGTCACCATGTTCCAACTGTCAGGAATAAAACGACCTGTCGCTTTCTTGAACGACTGCCGCTTGACTAGGCTAACGTCCCGCTTACCTTGGACCACGAACCTTGGTTGGTTGATTGTCGCAAGCAGCGCGGCAACGATACGCAAGTGGGAGGCACAATTTGTTAGTTGTGCGTCGATCCAATCCTGTGGGGCTTTGCTGTTGTCTTTGTACTGCGAGACATCATAGACGTCGAATAGTTCGATACCCTGTACTACGCTTATTTCGCCAAGAGGCATTGGGATTGGCTGCGGTGGTTTACCGTGTGAAAGCTGCTCATAAGGATGATCTAAACAGAAAACACGAAAGTGCCGCGACCTAAATTCTTCATGTTCTTCCGCTTCCGTGGTGGGAATGCAGATATACATGTTTTGATTTTCATTTGGTTCATCTAAATATTTACCCCAGTAGTCTAAGTATAAACCAACTGCTTTGGCAGGTAGAACACTATCAGGAGAAGGAGGTACTTCACCTGTGGGATACATTTCTTCTAGGTTTAGCCAAACGTATTCCCAGATTTCACTGCAATCAAAATACTGAACCTCGTTCACTAAAAAATTAGCAATATCTCTGCCGTCGACCCAACCCATTGCGTTCTGCCAGTTTTCTTCTAACAGTGGATTGTTTGCGCGTAACTCACGCACATAATCTCGAACAAAGTAAAGCATGTCTCGCTTCTTGGACCTCGGTCCTGCGGCCCCGCGCGTTGGTCCCCGACCATGGTGCGTCTTGCGACCATGGCCCCGACCACTGAATGTAATGTTGCCCATAGAACCATGGTTGATGCGGTAGGCTAAATCACTTGTGCCGCCTGTGTCGTCGGCTGCTACCATTGTACGCCGTTGCATCATACCGTTATAACCTTTTTTCTTACTCATCGGCACACTCCATACATACCTCCGCATCTTGGCCCATGATCTTAGTCACAGGCGCACCGCAATCACACAGCCGCTCGTACTCACCATCACCGCTGCACGTTTCACAGACCTCGGTCCCAACATCGATCACACCAACGTCACGGTCAGGGCCATGAGGGCGTGGGACCTCACGGTCAATGTACCCCTCGCCAAGACAATCAGGACACGGCGTCATGATCGGCGTCTCTTGCAACTCCATTAACAGATCCTTCATCTTACCCATCGTCTTGCTCCTCAAAATCTGGCTCAACATGGTACGTCCCATGGTGGATGTCTGCCCATTCAAAATCCTCTTTGAACTTTAACTGCGCCTCCTTGGCACTGTCCGCCTCAACCCATTCCTCAATCTCAAGTGTCACTTTAAATCGCATCACTCTACCTCCACAACAATGTCACGCTCACAGCTTTCAGTGAGGATGTAGTCAGGATCACGGTGATCCTTGATCCACTGCTCAATCACAGGGGCACACAGGCTGTACAATTCCTCGTTCGCAAACGTGGCAACAATCTCTGCCCAACTGCCCTGCTTCTCCATGTACGCAATCGTATCGATATAAACTTGTTCCATCACGCCGCCTCCTCGAACCGAGGCAATACCTCGTTGCGAAACTTGTCCGCCATCTGCACATAGAAACATCCGAACTCTGCATCCATAACCTCGGACAACTTTCCGCCGTTTGCTTCCACAAACTCCTGTGCCCACAGATGTACATGGTGCAAGATAAAGTTTTCCAACTGCTCTTGGTTCAACGGTAACTGCTTATCCATTTTTCATCTCCTTCATTACAGCCTTCACCACTACGCGGTACGCGTTCACATCCGCAAGGTCATCAAACTCGCAGCCACCTGTCACCGAGTTCACATCGTCAACAGTGTACGCAGCGCACCAGTAATCCAAATCCGCAAGGTGGTTGCTCAAGATTGCAACCGCCTCCTGTCTCAGTTGCTCACGCATCTTCTTCCTCCCGATAAACAAAACCCTCTGGTACATCGTCGTCGTAACCAAGCCATCCATCCATCTCAGCCACGCCAAGCTCAAACGCATCCAACTCCGCCTTAGTGTCGAAGCGATACGTCACAGCCTCCTGTCCATCTTCTGGGCACTCGCCCCACAGAATAGTAATCTTATGCATCCTCTTCCTCCTCTTCGATCTCAGGTTCCCAACACTTGTCCTCGCCATTGAGATACGTCCCCTCGAACATCATCCCCTCGTCCTGATAGTCCGCATCAACAGACAGACCCATGCCAACCAACGCATCCCACACAGGGACAGGCGGGGACCATGCAGTCCAACAGTTGAAACTAAACGAGGCGTTCATGCTCTCAGGTGCAACGTCCTCTTCATCATCGTGAATTGTCAAAGGGTTGGTGAACTGAACGTCAACGACATCCCACTTCGTACCCCAGTTATTCAATCGCCAGTCGTACCAACCCGCAATCTCGTACCCATTCTGGGATCGGGTCTTGGGCGCAAGCCACTGCTCAAACGGCATCGGCTTGATCAACTGGCAAAACTGTGGCTCCTCCTTGCTCAAATGGTCATACAGTTCTTTGACCAAGAACCTCGGTCCATAAATCTCAACTTGCTGATAACAATGATTAGGCATCTTCAATCACCTCCTCGTCATAATGCTCCGCAAGCTCGTGGTAATCGATCTCTCCCAAAGCACAGTTCAATAGGTCAGCAACAAAGCCGCTGCCCCGCGCTCCACTGTCCGCAATGATGTCGTCCACCAACTGCTCGATGTATTCTGATGTGATCTCGTGCCCCGCTTCTTGGTCCATGGTTAAGCCATCGCCTAACCATAGGTTCACGAGCCACGTTTCTTTATTAGTCCAACCATTATATGCCATGATATCCTCCGTATTAGCGTATTAAGTAGTTGTTGAATACTTGTAGACTACACCCAAGTGGATCAGATAGTCAAACGATTTTTTTACGAAGTTTACGTTATAGGTGCAAATCCTGAGATTTCTAAACAGCCAAAAAATATTTTTTTTGAGTCGTAAACAGCGTAAACAGCGTAAACAACCCCTTATATATAGGGTTCAAATTGACCCTCCCTGTTTACACCCGTTTACAAAAAGGCCTTTTTGTTTACACTTTTTTTCGGAATTTATAGGGACTGCTTGTTGTTTGTTTGGGGTGGCCTCTGAAAATGTTTACACTTCGACCCTTTCGTTTACACCTGTTTACGCCCTCTGTTTACACTTGCTCGGTTGAAACGTAAAAACACTTGTTGTACGTTTGTTGCCATCAAGCGGAGGTTGATATGGCATCCATCAAGCAGAAGATCGAAGAAGAGTATGGTCGGCAGTTGACCAATCGACAGATGACATTCGCACAGCATGTTGTCGAGGGCATCTATAGCAATGCGGAGTGCGCTCGAAAGGCAGGGTATGCTCCTGATGTTGCGAACGTCTCGGCTTCGAAGTTACTCAATGGACGGGATTACCCTCACGTTCTGGAGTACATTCAGGAGCTACGCGAGGAGCGAGAGCGGAGGTACGGCGTGACCCAGATCGGTCAGCTTGAGCGGCTGCACAAACTTTCTCTTGGTGCGGAGGAGGCGGGACAGTTCTCGGCTGCAATCAATGCGGAAAAGATCCGCTCGGCCTTGGGTGGTCTGACCATCGACAGGCGCGAAACAATCAATACAATCGATCAGCTATCGAGGGACGAGATCACGGCCCGACTTGCTGCGCTGCAAAAGCAATACCCACAGGCGTTTCAGATCGAGGCAGACTACAAGGATGTGACCCCAGATGAGCAAGGGACCCGAGGCGAACTTTTGGAACACGATACGGAATACTCTACCGAAGAAGTGGTTCGCGACCCGAATTGAGAACAAGCACGGCGGCGGTGTACCTGATGTACACGTTGTTGCCGATGGTGTACCCTTTTGGATAGAACTGAAGGTAGCAAAATCTA